TATAAATTGCTCTACCAAAGTCGATTATTTTGTATATTTTACCAAATGTTGGTACTTTATAATGAATGTTATTGTATTTATAATATAAATATTTTTTTTCTGTAAATATATAGACTATGTTATTAGTATGTAAATCATTATGAGTAAAATGAAATACTTTTTGATATGTTATTAGTGTAAATAATATTTGTAAAACTATAGATTCCCATTCTGCATCGTTTATTTTTTTACTTAAAATATATGAATCCAGCGTATCTTGGCAACATTCTAATACAATCATTTTAACTGGAAATTGTTTAATGATGCAATTAACTTCGTCACACTCAGAACTATTTGTAGTGTTTGTATCGCTATTAGTGCTATTACTATTTGAAGATAATGTTTCATTACTATTACTATTAGTTTTACTGCTTGAACGTGTATTAGATGATCTTGATGAGCAAGTTAAACCAGAATTATTTGTTTCATTTACACTTGTATTAATATTACTTGATTTATGTGAATGTTTTTCTATAATATTGAGATTTTCATATGTTAAATTGCAATCATTTAATAGTTTGTCTTCTTTATCTTCTACATCTTCTACATCTTCTACATCTTCTACATGTTCAACGCTTTCATCAATATTAATACTTTCGTCGATGTTAATACTTTCGTCAATGTTAATACTTTCATCAATGTTAATGCTTTCGTTTGTCTTCTTTAAATCTAAAGATTTAACATTTTGTTCTAATATTTCATCTTTGTCAATAATACATATGTCTAACGCTTCTTCAGTTATAGGATTAGATATGTTTAATAATAATGTTTTCTTATTTTTTTTTGTATTATTAAAAAAAAATCTAACTTTTTCATTTTCTTCTAAAAAGAAGAGAGAATTTCTATGGTTATGAAAATGATCAGATTCAGCTAAATATTCAATATCTTCTGACACATCTAATTTATATTTGTTTTTTACTCCTAAAAATCCACCATAATAATCTAGTCCGTTATAAAAATTGTGATAATTTAGTAAACAACTAGATAAAAATGAAAAAAATCCATCGATGTATGCAGAATTATTTGGATCAAAAATCTTTTTATATTTTATGCTATAGTCTTCGCCATTATTCTCTATTGTCTTAGATTTGGTTTCATTATATTGGGGTAATTTTAATATATTATAACTATCATCATATTTTCCAAGCATGTATTTAATTGGATCAATTAGAGGACTAAATTTAACATAAATTCTTTTATAAAATTTATTATTACAACTATCTAACACTGTTCCTAAAAATTTATTATAACTTTCTTTTTCCAAAATATTTTCGAGTTTATATTTGTTATTTAAATTTATTGAATTGTAATTAGTGTTATTTAAATCAAAATAATGATCATATAATGGTATATAATTTTGAATACTCTCTAAATCTAAATATTCTTCTTTATTAATTGTTTCAAAGAGTTGTTTGTTATTATTTTTTCTGTAATTAATTTCCATATAATTAATTAATTATAATAATTTTTTTAATATATAACACAATAAGTATATTTATTGGAATTAATATACTTATTATAATTAATTAGAATTAATATACTTATTAGTTTAAATATAAGTATATTAAATATACTTATAAAATAAGTATTTAGTAATGACATTAGAATTAAAAAAATTTGAAATAAAGTCTATTAGTTTTAGGCCAGATGAAAATAAAGGTCCTGTAATAGTATTAATTGGGCGACGTGATACTGGAAAATCTTATTTAGTGCGCGATTTACTTTATTATCACCAAGATATACCAATAGGAACAGTTATTAGTGGTACTGAGGCGGGTAATGGTTTTTATGCAGAACATGTTCCTAAACTATTTATTCATGATGAATATAATACAGCAATTATAGAAAATATTTTAAAGCGGCAAAAAACAGTATTAAAACAAATAAAAAAAGAAGTAGAGGTGTATAAAAAATCTAATATTGACCCTCGTGCATTTGTCATTTTGGATGATTGTTTGTATGATGGTAGTTGGACTAAAGATAAAATGATGAGATTATTGTTTATGAATGGGCGTCACTGGAAGATCATGTTGGTCATCACAATGCAATATCCTTTGGGTATTCCCCCCAATTTGCGCACGAATATTGATTATGTTTTTATATTGCGCGAGCCATACATAGCAAACCGACGGCGTATTTATGAGAATTATGCTGGTATGTTTCCTACATTTGAGAGTTTTTGCCAAGTAATGGATCAATGTACTGAAAATTATGAATGTTTAGTAATTAACAATAATGCTAAATCAAATAAGTTGCATGACCAAATTTTTTGGTATAAAGCTGATCACCATAAAACATTCAAATTGGGGTCAAAAGAGTTTTGGGAAATTAGTAAAAATTTAGACTCAGATAATGAAGAAGAAATGTATGATCCAAACATAAGAGATAAGAAAAAAGGTCCCAAAATTAATGTGCGGAAAACTAAATGGTAATGTTTTTTAGTTTTTTAGTTTTTTAGTTTTTTAGTTTAATTAATTTATTATTATATATAAATGTATAATAGTGGTTGGAGAGTTGGGCTCCCTGGTTACCGACAAACTCAGGTTACCATAGATCGAAAATATGATAGAATTACAGGAAGGGAGCTTACACAATATGAAGCTGAATGTGCCGAACGTATCAGAAGTTTGGAAGAAAATATCACGCAATTAAGGCAAGAGCTTACTATTTTAAATGAGCGAGTTGTGGAAGCCGAGAGCATTGTCAGCGAAATAAGGCGGGCTTCGTCTTCATCTCATACTAACAATCCATATCCAAAAACAAAAACTACTTTAAAATCTCTTAATACAGAGCTTGCTAATTTTTGTGCTTTCTATAAATTAAAAATTGACTTTCCAAATGAATTTTTATGTCCTATTACGCGAGAAATTATGATTGATCCAGTTACAACCTCAGGAGGACATACATATGAATGGAGTGCTATTGCAGAATGGTTTAAAAAAGGAAATAATAAAGACCCAGCAACAAATAAGGTATTAAATAATAACATATTGTATCCAAACCACGCACTTCGCTCATTAATCGGCAATTTTATTCCTACTTGTAAGCTTATTATAACAGAGCTTCGTAAAAAAGAAGGTCTTAAAAAAACACAAGGGTCTATAAGAATGCGTTCCGCACCGGCAGAATACGGCACACGTTCAAGGTTATCTACTAAAACCAGAACAAAATCCAAATCTAAAGCCAAATCTAAAGCCAAGTCCAAAGCTAAAGCCCGTTCCAAATCTATAACATCATCTAGAGCTGATATGCCATCTTCATCAAGCTTCATTCAAGAACTTGACGCGCGATGAAAAAAAATCTAAAAAATAGATTCAAGTAAACTACTTTAATAAATAATGCCTTCTATTACGTTACAGCACATTAAATATAAAAAAACCACATATTATTATATGTGGGCAACTTATAATTATGCTAATTTTCCAACTGTTTATGTAACTATTAGTGGGTCAATTGAGAGTCCAAACGATTTTACACACTTTATAGAACAATGGCTACAATTATTTAAGAATGGTACAGACTATAATTTATATTTCAATACTGTTAATTGCGGTTACATAAATATAAAATATGCTATTTTAATGGCATATAAGATTAGACAATTTAAAAAAAACAAATATAGCAATTTACAATTTAGCAAAATTTTAGTTGCAAACAAATCAATATTAATTTTATTGCGTCTAATTTTTTATATTGAGACACCATTGGCTCCTGTTGAAGTATATTACGAGAAAAATAATACTATAGTTTGTGAATATTTTCAGTAATGTTAAAATTGTATTATATTTTATTATATATATATAATAAAATATGTCTAGAGTTGGTTCTAGACTTGGTTCTAGGCTTGGTTCTATATTTAGACTTGGTTCTAGAGTTGGTTCTGATCCCATTACTATTGATTTTTTCACTTCAGACTCTTCTTATAAAGATTTTGTAGAAGGTGTAATACCACAAATTCATTTAATTAGAAATTCAGTAATAAAAAACCCCGAGTTTATTAAGTTAATTAGAGAACTAACAATGCAAGAAATGTATAAAGAAATAGACAAAATATTAAAGTTCATAGATAAGACATATGATTTTGGAATAGCAGACGAAAATAAGATTAATCGTGAAAAAATAGCCAAAAATTATTTTACTGTAACAAAATTTAAAATGTTTCTTAACAGAATTGAAGATGCTTGTAGTAAGATTATAGAAGTAATACAGTTTTTATATAGAGTATTAACAAACATACTAGTTGATGTTAGTAAAATTACAGATACCACTATTGCAGAATTATTACAACAAAAAGATACATTATTAATAAACTTATACTATAGGCTTAAAATAACTTTGAAAGGCAGTAATCCGGACAAATTTTTTAATATTATCAAAATTGGAAATTTAATAGATCCAAGTGTTAAATTGTCTATAGATGATTTGTCTAGTAAAAGCACACCTAAGTTACAAACTGTGGGTGGTAAATATAAATTATTTACAAAACATAGAAGACCAAAAAACTCATTATATTATAACAAAAAACATTCTTTTACTTATAATAAAAAGAATAGAAGAAATTAACATACTATTATTTAACAATTACTCAACAATTACTCAACAATTAATAGCTCGTCTTCATTAATAGTCTCTTCTTCAAGACTAGTCAGTTTTTCCTCGCGTTCTTTCTTTCGTCTTAAAATCTCTCCAATACCATGGTCATTATTATCTTGTTTACCCACAAGTACATCTTCCGCCTCAAATAGCTCTTTACGTAATTCAGCTGTAGTTGTATCGTCATTAGAACTATCTCCAAATAATAAATTCTTACCAGGAACATCCATTCTATCCGCATTAATCAAATTTCCGTCTTCGTCAATTGTTTGCATCAACTTGTTTCCCTCTTTTTCAGCTTTAGCAATATTTTCTCTAATTGCTTTTTGTTTGCTTTCTTTTACACGTTGTTTAAATTGTTCCTTTGAAATTTCATCATTTTTCTTTTTTTGTGCCATTAGCTCATTCAATTCTTTTTCTAAATATTCTACTTTGCCTGTTTTATATGCTTCTGGATGAAAAGGCATCCACATTCCAACTTGACCAACATAGACGTCATGGTTAGGATCCGACTCTCTTAGTGATTTACATTTAAATTCCGCCTCTTCTTGAGAACCAAATACTCCGCGAACTTTAATACCGCGGGTATTAGTTTGAAAATTATGTTCTACACTGTATTCTTTTTGTAATTCTTCTTCTTTAGTATCTATAAACGATTTATATTCATCTTCTAATGATGTTATAAACAAATTGTCTTTTTCTTCTTCAACGAACTCCTCCATGTCTTTTGTTAAAGCATTAAAATCCAAGCTGTATTTATATGCTAAAAAATTTAAGAATTGTGTATATTTATCAAAAGTTTTTCTAAACTCAAAAGTCTTTAAATACTTTTCAAAATAAAACAATTCTTTTTTCTTAATATGGTTTTCAGGTGAAATAAAGCTTAAACAAACATATTTTTGACCACTTATTGGTCGGTCTTCATCAAGTAAATCAACCATTTTTTCTCTTGATATATTTGAAGTTGTAGTTTCTTTAAGTTTAGAAGTTTTTCTAGTTGCCATTTATAAACTATACTATTTAATAATTTTTAAGTATTTATTTTATATAAATTAACACTAATACTTTTACTAGTTTTATTATATTAATTAAACTTTAATTAATATACTAATAATTTTTAATTATTATATTTTTTTCTTCTTTATTATTATAAACATAATGAATTTTACAATGAGTGAATTGGTAAAAAGAGCTGTAAAATATTTGGTTGAAGGTTTAATGGTTGCTATTGTGGCATTTGTTATTCCTCAAAAGCAATTGAAATTTGACGAAATTGCAATTATTGGTTTGATGGCGGCTGCAACATTTTCTATATTAGATACATTTATTCCATCTATGGGTGTTTCCGCACGTTCCGGTGCTGGTTTTGGTATTGGTGCTAATTTGGTAGGCTTTCCACGTATGGCTTAAATATAAATAATATTATAATATAATAATATAATATAATAATAATTAAAAATGGCATTTACAAGATTTTATGATGACCCTTGTAGAATTCAAAAATATTTAGAAGAAACTACAAATATAGGAAATTATAACATAAATGTTCCAGGCAACGGTTCCAAACCAGTATTGTTAAATGACCCACATATTAATATGCAAAAATGGGGCGCTAATTTATCACAAAACAAAACTGATTTAGAAAGTGAATTACATTGTTTGCATCGGAAATTAAATAGAGACACCATTAGAGAAAATAACTATGTAAATTATTTAAACACCAATTCATTATATAATCAAAATACTTACAGCACAAATAAAGAGGAAATAACAGCTCAATCGCGAGCAACTCATCCTTCGTGGATATATAGAGAAATAAATAATTTTAATAGTGAATATGCTATTCCAAATAATTTTAATTATTTGCACTTAAATCCACAAGAAAATATATGTATTCCTTTTCATAATAATATTAGTTCTCGAATTATTCAAAAAGACTATTATCAATTAAGTAATAATTTTGATATACAACGAAGAATAACAAACTAAAACTAACAAACTAAAACTAACAAACTAAAACTAACAAACTAAAACTAATTAGAGAATTTATATTAGAGAATTTATATTAAATATATTAAATATATAATAATATTTTTAATATATTATATTAAATACTATGGCAGCTTTAGCAATACCAATAGTATTATTAGGAAGTATATATATTTTATCAGAACAAGAAAAAAAAGACACATATAAACAAAAAAATGCTATTTCTAATGTTTTAGCAAAAGAATTTTTTACAGAAAATCCTTTAGGTGAACCATTTACTAATTATAATGATCAAAATAGTACAGCCTTATTAACTAGAAATAATGAATCCATAAATAGTTATGCTAATCCAAATCAACAAACTGATAATTTTTTTATTGCAAACTCAACAAATATTTTAAGACAACCACCAACAAACATTAATTTAATGTCTGGTCAGCAAAGTAATAGTAATGATTTTAAACATAATAACATGAAACCTTTTTATGGAGCAAAAATTCGTGGATCTATTGCTGATATTAATTTAACAGAGTCAATATTAGATTCAAAGCAAGGAAGTGGTAGTCAAAATTTTGCTAAAGCAGAAAGCGCACCTCTTTTTACTCCATCTGAAAATGTGAATCTTCCAAATGGAACACCAAATAATAGTGATTTCTTTCAGTCTCGCATGAACGAGTCTATGAAAATGTCAAATGTAACTTTATGGGAACCACAAAGAGTAGGACCCGGACTTAATTTAGGTTATGGTTCTCAAAATAGCAAAGGTGTTAATAGTGGCGGTGTTGAAGGAAGTAATGGCTTTAATTCGGGTATGATGGCACGAGAATCGTGGATGCCTAAGTCTGTTGATGATTTACGAGTAGACACTAATCCTAAAATGTCTTATAATTTAGATGGTCACCAAGGTCCCGCTCTTTATCCAGTTAAAATGCAAGGTCCCAATAGTAAAATTGGTGTTGTTGAAAAACATTTACCCGACAAATCGTACGAATCGGGACCAACTAGGTGGTTTACTACGACCGGCATCGAACAAGCACCACCTATTAGAAGCACACAAGTAATTCCAATGGAAAATAGAATTAGTACAACCCGCGAATATTATGGTGCCACTTCTAATAGCGAAGCGGGTCGTGCTTCATATATTAAGCAAGACGTTGAAGACCCAAAAAGGCAACATTTAAGTGAGTTGCCAATTATTAATGCAAGTGCAACCGGAACAAATCGCGCTAATCCAAATGATTATGGTATTAATAGTTATGTTAATTACAATAACAATAGAAGCACAGACAAAGAGACAACAGATTTTGGCGGAGTGTATGGTATGCTGAAAGCTTCTGTAGCACCCATATTAGATATTTTTAGAGAAACACGAAAAGAAAATTCTATTGGTAATTTACGACAAACAGGTAACGTTAATGGATTAACACCAACCGGTCATTTATTTAATATTAATGATAAAACAAAAGTAACAAATAGAGAGATGACAACAAATAAAATAGATTTGAATTATCTAAATGTTCAGGGACAAAATAATAATGGTAATGCATACAAAGTAACCCAACACCAAAATTATGATAATCAAAGAACAAGCACAAATATAGAATATATTGGTTCTGGCAATGCATGTGGAACGGGATTAAGACCATATAATAACGCATATGCTCAACAAAATAATGTAAATAAAAGTTATGAATCACGCACAAATCAAGGCAATATGAATTTGTTTAATAACTATAATAATTCTACTACAAATCGTAATGACTCTATACTTGAACAAAATAGAGGGCATATAAATAATGGTGGTCCAAGTGTTACTCCGTCAACAAATTTTATTGGAGAACTAAATGGCATGCAAAGCTATGATCAAAACTTTAATAAGTCACGAATGGATGAATCATTATTATCTGCTTTTAAAAGCAATCCATATACTAAATCTCTTACTAGTGTTGCATAGATTATTTGGATAGACTGGATAGAGTGGATAGTATGGATAGTATGGATAGTGCTTATATAAATTGTTTTTTTTATTTTGATATAAATTTTTAACTGGATATAAAAATTTATTTGTAGCACATAAATTTTTATAATAAGTAAGTGATTTTTTTAACACTATAAGCATGTTGAGTTTATAATTTAAGAATAGTCTAACTAGAGTAACTATCAATTTTATTAATTATTTTATTAATTAATATATAAATTTTGTATACTAATTAATCTTTCTTATAAGTTACAAGAAATTTATTATAAATAATGATAGTTATAACAAACTATAATATTATTAATGTTAACTTTTTAAGTAGTTTTTTATTAGTATTATTAGTCTTATTAGTCTTATTAGTCTTATTAGTCTTATTATATGAGTTATTTATTTATTTTCTGCTTCGTCGTTTTTTTGTCTTTGACTTGTCGTGTTTAACCCAACCAAATTTGCCTTTTTGGGTAAAATAACCCGCTTTTTCTAAACGTTTTTCACGTTTAGCGCGATTATATACTTTTCGCGATACTACGTGTCCGCGCTTATTCATTAATAAATCAGGCTTTTTAAGATTTCCTTTTGTTTTGTATGCTGTGCCGTGCCAAACTTGAGCGCGTGAGCCGTTTAACAATTGATATTTATGTCCGTTAATGTGATACATATTGTCAGCCGATTTCATATGTTTTTTAACCATTTTTATATAGTATTATGAGAAAATAATTAATTGCTAAATTATATAATTAATTACTAAATTATTTTAAAATTAGAAATTAGAAATTAGAAATTAGAAATTAGAAATTAGTTAGTTTTTTAACATTAAAATATTTATAACTATTAAATATTAACTTATAAATGTCAGATAGCAACTATAATAAAATAATTAGCACAATTAATAGTGTTTCAAGAGACTATACTTATAGTCCTGATCCAAATAATTTAATATGTATTGATACTTCAAATAATAGAATAGGTATTAATACATTATATCCACA